AGATGCCGTGGCGCAGGCCGCCCCAGAAGCCGCTGGTATCGACCGGCGTCTGGTCCGGCCGGACATCCGGCAGGCCCTGCCCGACACGCAGCAGGGTGAGGTATTTGTTGATCTGCTCCGGTGTCAGACCGGAAACATCGGGTGTGGCGGTATCTGCTGTCGCGTCGGCCATGGCGTTACACCCCCAACAGACCGAGCGGCCGCGGTTTGGGTTGTGGCAGGCCCCCCGCGACCACCGGGCCGTGCGCCGCCTGCTGATACAGCATCTGTTTCTCGGCCAACTGGTTCAGCAACTCGCGGATGTCCATCGCCCGCCCGTGGCCGACCGGGGACTGCGGCGTCTGGATCTGCGGCGGCGCCAGCGTGGGGATCGTGCCGGGATTCTTGGTGATGTCGTCTTTGTCCCCGCCCGCGCCGAATGTCTTCAACGCGTCAGCCCAGTTGATGCCGAGGCCCTGGTTGGCGCTGTTGAAACCCACCGTCGATCCGTAGGTGGCCGGTTGCGCCGCGTCCGATGCGATGCTGCCCCATGATGCCATGACCCGCTCCTACATCGCCGCCATTGATGCGCCCGTGCTGGCCAGTTTCGACGCCATGCCGATATACGAGCCAACGGTGTTGAGCAGGCCGGGATCGGTCTTCTGCGTGTTCTGGCCCCAACCCTGGCTGGTCGATGTCGTGCCGTAAGGCACCGACCCAAGCGTTCCGAGCAGCGAGTAAAGGTTCTGGTAGGGCTGCTGATATTGCGCCGCCCAGTTGCCCATCTTCTCGTCGATCAGCTGCTGCTGGTATTGCTGCTGCGACGTTCCCGCCGCCTGCAAGCCGGCGGTCTGCTGCTGGTTGAGCCCCGCCTGCGCGACCGCCTGACCTGGCAGTTGCTGCGCCGCGAGCAGGCCCGATGCGAGGTTCTGATTGGCGAGGCCCTGACCGGCCGCCTGGGCGCTCTGGTAGCCCGCCTGGCTCATGCCGGCGAGGCCGGTAGCGGCGTTGTAGCCCTGCTGCCCAGCCTGGGAGGCCAGTCCATAGGCGGGCGTCAGGGCCTGTCCCCAACCGCTCTGCAACAGATCGCCGATCTGCTTCTGGGTGCCGAGTTGGATCGCCGCGTCCGACGCGCCCTCGGCGACGCCCTGACGAGACCCGCCGAACGCGCCGACGTTATTGGCCTGACCCGCGATCTGCTGGCGCGCGATCTGGCGCTGCTGCTCGCCCGCCTGGATCATCGGATCGATGACGCTTTGCTGATACGGCGACATGAGTTGCTGGGCGTTGGAGCCCACCTGTTGCGCCGTCGCCGGGCCGCCCTGGAGATAGCCACCCAGCAATCCCTGGGCGGGCTGCATCACGTTCTGCTGGTAGTTGCCGTAGAGTTGGTTCGAAAGATCGTTGATCTCGCCCGCGGTCTGCGGCGCGGCCTGACCGATCAGGTTGCCCCAGGCGCCGGCGGCCTTGGTGAAGGCGGGATTGGCCGAGCCCTGCTGCGCCTGGATCTGGTTATAAGCCTGCTGCGTGAGGGGCGACTGACCGGCGACCTGCTCGCCCTGGTAGTAGGGTGTCGGCGTCTGGTTGCTCAGGGCGACGGCGCGGTTGACCGCCTCCTGGGAAGCGTTGCTCAACCAGTCCGGGAGTTGCGTGCTGGAGTTGCTCGACTGCTGGGTCGATGTGGTCTGCGACCCGCCTTTATTCCCTCCCATGACTTTCCCCTTCCAGGGTCAACGGCTTCCACAGATTGAGCGTCGGCGCCGCGCGCCAGCCGGTCTTCCCCAGCGGGCCGAGCCACCCCCGCCGCCCCACGGCGGTGGCGACGGTGCAACCCTGCTCGATCGCCCAGGGGTTCACGTCGTGCTCCAGCGCCAGACAGTCGCGCAGGCGCCCCGAGACAAGCCAGTAATGGACCGCCTTGCGGCACGGGAAGTCGTGCAATTCAGTGATGACCGTCCCATCGCCGTGTTCCCAGTACTGGGCTTTTCCGTCGCGGATCAACTGGACGACATCGGCGAGCGTATGGGTGTCCCCACCCAGTGCCAGGGCCTTCTCCAGTCGCGACCGCTTTTCCTCGGACGACAACATTCAGGTAACGATACGATCCAGCAGCATCGACCCCATCGGCGTCACCCGGATGCGCCAGACGCTGCCGTCGCTGGCGCGGATGTTGACCGCGTCGAAGGTCGGAATGGGGTCTGGCGTCGGAGCGGGAATGACCGGGGGATGCGCGAGAGCGAACGGCTCCGGGGTGGATCGTTTTGGTAAGGTCATGTTCTTGGAACCTGCTGGGTGAGGATCGTTCCGGTATCACTGACGGTTATGCGCCATGTGCTGCCGTCTGGCGAAATCAGGCCGATGAAATGGTAGGCCGGCCCCGCCAACCCGGCGTTGGCCTTGCGGTTCAGTTCGGTGGCGATCGCCGCCAGCCGCTGGTCGAGATCGCCGCCCTCGGGGACGGTGAACGGCGCGGGCGGGCGGGAGACGGGACGAACGCTCATCGGCGGCCGCCGCCTTTCATCTCCAGCCTCGGGCGGCCCACGGCCCAGGGGCCGTCAGCGGTCGCCTCCATCCTCATGCGGACGGAACGGCCGGAGAAACGCATGTCCATCAGCCCGCCGTGGATCTCAGTGTAGAGACCGGTGTCATACTCGCTCTCGACATCGTGCGGCTGCTCGCGCGGGAAGAAACGATAGCCCAGGACATCCGGCGGGCCATCGGCGTCGAAGACGAGTTGTTTCACGTGAAAGCGCTTATCACCCTCGCCGGCGACGATGTCGCCACTCTCCGCGTAGAGGGGCGCGCGGGGGATGCCGTTCTCGGTCCAACCGTATTCGTGGAGGTAGAGACCGCCCCCGGCGCCCAGCGGGCCGCCGAGAACCGGGTAGTCCATCGTCCCTGAAGGATCAGCCGCCGTGCGCTCGCGCACGCCGATGGTCCATGGATGCGCCGGGTCAGCGAAATTGAGCGCGATATAACGGTTGGTGTTGAGCGACCCTTCATCCGGCCAGTCCCACCAGAGTTCGGTAAAAGCGGGATTGGGACTACCGAAAACACGGCCGGCCATGTCCCGGTTGACGAGGCTGTAGAACCAGTCCTGCACCGGGCACGGCAGAGGTTGGACGTTGCCCTGATAACTCCAGAAGGTCTGCGTGCCGGGCCAGGCGTAAAACGAACCGATGCCGACCACGGCGCGAAGCGATACCGGCCCGCAGCCGGTGGCGATCTGGCTGATGCCGTAAGCATAAGGCGCGCCAACGTAGACCATCTTGTGGCAGTCATTGGCGGTGAAGATCAGGATGCCGTCCGAGACCTTCACCGCCGTCATCGCGTAGCTCTGGGTGACCAGCATCTTGTCGCCGGCGAGGTTGGTGACATCGGCCAGCCAGACGTTGGGGTTCTCCTGATCGCTCCAGGCGATCTTGCGCGGATCGCCGCCGGCGGCGAGCAGCACGACGTGGCGTTGGTCGGTAACGATCACACCGCGATTCTGATCGGGCGCGCCCGCCACGATGACGGGCAGCACCGTTGGCGTGAGCGGGGTCCAACGGTACAGCTGGCCATCCTGAGTCGGGACGACGAGCAGATCCTCGCCGAACGTATCCATCGACCAACGATCACCCATCGTCGCGGCGATATCGGAGACCCCGACATCGGACGAGGTTCGCGCCGTGCCGTAGGTCTCCTCGCCGTAGTCGCCACGGCCGTAGCCGGTGGTGGACGTGCCGGGCGGATCGAGCGGGCCAACACCTGCCGGCGTGATGTCGTGCAGCGCCTGGGTATCGAAGCGATAGGCGAACAGTTTGCTGTCGGTGCCGATCGCCGCCCAGCGCACGCCCGCGTTGTCGTGCCACGTCAGCATGTCGCGCGGGAGGTCGGGGAAGACAGCGTTGACCAGCGCGACGTTGCCGCCGATCGGCTGCAACTGCCCGCCCCTGAAGCGGACCATGTTGGAATCATACCACCTGCCCGGCGTCGCCTCTGGCGTGGCGTTCCTGACCACGCCTGGGGGAGGGGCCTGGGCGACGCGGGGCATGGTTAGTGCGGGCCGCGTGACGGCGCCGACAGCATCCTGGCGCGCGGCGTCTCGAACAGGGAACGCAGCGCGGCGATCTCCTCGCGCAGGTTCTCGATCTCCTGGTGCGTGTCGGGTGAGGTTGGCGCGGCGGCGATGTCAGACGCGGACAATATCGCCGCTTCCTGGCCGGCATAAATGATCTTGGTGACCACGGCGATCGGCGACAGGGTTTTCAGCGATGTCCCGCCGCCGCCGAGGTTGATGTTGTGAGCATGGAGGCCGTCGGCGGCGATACCATGGTTATGGTCGCCGGCGGGGGCGGCGCCGTGCGAATGAACGCCGTCCGAGTTGATGCCGTGGTAGTGCAGGACACTCTCGGTGGAGGTCGTGAAGTTGTGCTGATGCGCGCCGCTGGTGCTGCCCCAGTAGTCGGTCGCGCCAGGGCCGGCGACGGCGGCGATCCCGCCCCCGGACACTCCGGAGCCAGACGGGAGCGTCGTGGTGTGGGCGTGGCTCCCCTGGATATCGGTCACGCCACCATGGGTGTGCCCCTGATTTTCCACCGTGGTCTGCCCCCCGTGGGTATGCGCCCCTTGTGAGTCTATGGTGTGACCGTGAGCGCCCGCCGCCGTCGTCCCTCCGGTATGGGAGTGACTGCCCTGACTGTCGGTGGTCAGCGCGTAATTCGGCAGATACGCCTGCGTGATGGTCCGCGTGACGAAACCCTGAAGGTTGGTGAACCCGAGGGTATGGGACGCGCCGCTTTCGTCGGTGAACGTGCCGGGGCCGACGCCGGAGCGGCCTTTCATATTGGGGAGGCCAAAGGTGGTGCTGCCGTCACCAGCCCCCCAGTAGGTTCCGATGACCGCGAAGAGTTT